AGCGCTTCGCGCACCTGGGAGGGTTTCCACTCCACGTCATCCCGATAGGTGAAGGTAAGCATCCAGGCACGAGTACCAACACCCTGAGACAGGAACTTGGCTGCAACTCCGAGCTGCTTGCGCATCCGGGTGCAGCGAGCCTGTACGCGATCAACGTCAAGCGTTTCCGCGTTGTTGATACTGGGGACAAGCCCAGAGAACTCCCGAGCCTCGGCCATCGTGGCAGTGTGAGCGCGCATCGCCATCACAGAAGCCGCTCCGTCACCTGGTGAACCCGTAAGCAATGGGCGATGTGACGCGCGTAGGTCGATACGGCACGCCAATAGGCCGCCATCGGCGCCTTGCGTCGCCTCCAGCACGTTTCGGCCTCGGCGTTCGCCTGGTGACGAAGCTCCGTCATGAGTTCCGCGAGCGCCTCGCGTTGACCTGGTGAAAGCTCCTGCAGCTTGCGAGCTGCAGGCAACTGCAGGAGGGGATTGATGTAACCCATCACCGCCCTACCAGTTCCCAGGACCACAGCGCCACGCGGCCGGCGAGGCTGTCCCGGTAGCCATCGGCATACCCGACGATGTAGCCGAGCGCGCCAATGGAGAACCACACGATGACGTGAAGGAAGCGCGTCATGAGGCCATCCAGCCGATGACGTATGCCGCCTGCTCGCGGAGCTGGCATTGCGTGGTGTAGATGCGGGACGCAGGCCAGCGCCACGCATTGAGTTCAAGCAGCGCCTTCAGGCAGAAGATACGTTTGGCGGCGATGCTCATGCCTGCTCCAAAACCCAAACGACGATGGAAAGCCCGAGCAAGATGCCAAGCAGCGTTCCCCAGCAAGCGTCAAGCGCGAGCCTCAGAAGCTCCATCGGCCAGTGTTGCTTGAAGTCCTCCCACTCCTGGCGGTTCAGGACCGCAAGGCGCTTGCGCGTGATGGTGTGAAGGCTCTTCATTCGGCCTCTCCCGAGAGCTGCAGGAGTTCGACGTACGAGGCGAGCGTTTCGGCCTGCGCAACATCGTGGAACATGGCGCGCTCGGACTGCTTGGCAAGCGCAGGCATCTGCAGGAGGTCGAAGCGGTCAGCGAGTACGGCGTGGCGCTCGGCCGACTTGAGGTAGCCGTCAACAAGGCGCGTAGCCTCGTCGGCGTTGGGCTCGAACATGGCGAGCTGGGCGGAAGCGTTCATACGCCCTCCCCGCTGACCATGATCGGGCCGCGCAGGTACTCGATGTCGAGACCATCGGGCGTCAGGCGTGCGACGATGCCGTCCGGCATGTCGTTGGGTTCGTGCTCTGCGGCCTGTTCACGAAGAAGGGCGCACATCGCGCCCTCCAGTTGTGCCAGCCGCGCCGCGTGCATCGGATCGATGTGCATGGCGCACCCCGCTCAGCTTTTCGCGGGCACCAGCTTGGGAGCCACCCCGAAATTGCCCTGGCGATCCACGTAGATGCTGGCGGGGTGCAGGACGTACTCCCCGGGCGCGTAGACGATGGGGGTTTCGTCTTCGCGCTTATCGAGGATGATCTCGACTTTCTCCGGGAAAGGGTTCGGCTTGCCGTCCTTGGCGAGCGTATGCGCCCAAACGGTCTGAAAATGCAGGTTGTAGGGCTTCTGGCTCGTTTTGCCGACGCCCTTCATCTGGCGCGTTTCGGCGCTGGTGATGGTGACTTTGATCATGGGTGGCTCCGTGATGCTTGGGACATCCCAAGTACCGCAGAGCTTGCATGGGAAATCCCAAGTATGAACTACGGAAGAACACTGATTGACAAAGCGGTAGAAAAGTGCGGGAGCCGCTACGCCGTGGCGAAAGCTGCGCAAATCGACGAAGGCGACCTATCGAGAGTCGTCAATGGGAAAGCAAACTTCCCTCGGAATTGGGCCTACAAGCTGGCCCTGCTGGCCGAAGTAGACCCAGCCGAAGCAATGGGCTTCGTCGAACAGGAATGGGCCGAAGCCAAAAAAAAACGCCAGCAATTGTCCAGTTTGGCAGCGGCTGGCGTGGTGGCGACGTTGCTTTTTTCCTACGTCAGCGGCGGGAAGGACCCAATCGCAACCGTAGCGAGCGCCCTCGCTGAGTTTGCGATGCTGCACATCGTATTAAGTAGACTGGCCCGGCTGGCGAGGCGGGTTTTTGTCACCATGACGCGGTCGCCCGATCATCGATCGCCGATCGCCGCCGCGTACTAGACCCTGGGCCAGGATGCGCCCGCAGGGGCCGCGCAGGCGTCCGGGCGTTGTCGTGACGTGTGGCACCTTGCCGAGGCCGCGACGGTGCGTTGTAGGAGCGCAGAGAGCCTTTCCCGCGCGAGTTGACCGCCGGTCTTCCCCCACCAGTATCCCCGCAGGCGGGGCCCCTCTGGCGGGCTCAGCCCGGCTTTTCGTCTTAGTCCCTGGGACGGCCCATCGGGTCCCGTATGCCGGCGCGCAGCTCGCACCAGGCCGGCCCAACGCATGGCTCAAAACCGGTGAAATCCCGGAACGGATCGCCCTTAGCACAGCCGGCAATCAGCGCGAGCGCGGCGAGCATCCACCAGGTGATGGGAGACGGCTTCATGACGGGCTCCGGCCAGCGGGCACCGCAACGACGATGGGCTTGCTGTCGTGCCCAGCGGTCATGTGTGGCGCGTTGCACACGACCGGGCGGGCCTTGCCCGCGTAGCGCAGGAAGCCCGCGCAGTCGGCCAGCGGCTCGAAGGCGTAGCCGCTCGCGCGCAGCTCGTCCGAGGTGGCGTCGAAGATGCGCCGGCCGCCCTCGCTGACCGCGAAGGTGTACACGACGCGGTCGGCCATGGCGATGCGCCCGGTGATGTGGACGAGCTTTCCGGACAGCGGCTCCCCGTCATCGGCCGCAGGCGAGCTGACGGGTACAGCGGGCGCTGCAGCCATCGGGCGGGCATCACTCGCGGCACTGGCGGGACGCGCAAGCGGCTGGTGCTGCACGGCCTGCGTGGCGGTTTTCGCGGGCGGCCGCGCGGCAGGCTTGGGCTTGTCCTGCGGCCAGAAGGCCCACACGACAGCCACGGCCGCCAGGACCCACCATCCGAGCATGAAGCGACGGAACTTCACGATGAACGGGCTGACATCGGAAGCGCCGGACTCCGCGATACCGCTGCCCTGCGTGTGGCTCTTGTACAGCGCGAAGTACTGCGGCATGTACTTGCGCTCCTCCTGGGAGACAGGCGCGCCACGGTAGCCGCTGAATACCTTGCGGATGTAGCTGTCTTTGCGGCCGAGAATGTCCGCCTTGCGGCAGCGGATCAGGATCGAGAGAAGGCCCGAGATCGAGGCACACACGTCGCGGAACGATTGCGTCATGAGCAGCACGTCCACGTTGAAGTGACGATGCAACTTGTACCACTCGATGACGGCTTTCGCCGTGCCGATCTTGGGCAAGGCGACGTGACACTCGTCGATCACGAACAGAGGCCCCTGCCCTGTCTCCGGGTGCCGCCAGTCGGTCCAGTAGTCCCAGACGTGGCCAAAGGCCTGCACGTCGTCAGCGGCGCGCTCCGTGCGGCCCTGCGGCCACAACTCGAAGGCGTTGCCGTTGCCCTTGTCGTCCATGCGGTAGGCGTCCCAGGTGCCGCGCACCGGAGCGGGCCTGCTGCGCACTTCGATCAGATCCGCGTAGGCCGGATCGATGGCGGTGAACATGGCGAGATTGAGAGGAAGGTTCGTGATGACCTTCCGACCGCGCTTGAGCGCGTCGAGCACATGGTAGACGGTTGCCTCGTAGCTCTTGCCCGAGCCGGGGATTCCTTCGAGTCCGTTGATCATGAACCGAGCCTTGTGAAGGGGATGAGCTGCAGAACAAGTCGCACGCCAATGGCGGCAGCGATGATCTGGCAGGCCGTGCCCATGCCGATCAGCCCGAGGACGTTGAGCGTTTCCGCGGGCAGCGAGCCCCACGCGCCGGCCGATGAAGAAAGCTCACTCACGTCGAGCGCCGCGAGCGCATCAACGACGATCTCCAAGAGCTGCTCCAGCACCCAGGAGCCGCAGTCCTTGATGAAGTCCCAGCCGGCCTGGAAGATGGCTTGCCAGAGCTTCCCGAACCACGTCAGGACGGCCGCGATCTTGGACAGGATCAGGTTGAAGAATGCGAGCAGCATCAGTCAGCCTCCGAAGACGAGCGCGCGCGCCAGGAGCAACGCGCAGACGATGACGATGGCCTTGAGGATCGGCCAGAGCCAGCACGGCGGGGATACGTCGCCGCTGCCGAAGTCCACGAAGCCGAAATCCAAGGGAATCACCCAGCTTGGACAGGTGCCGCTGTCGCCGGTCTGCGGCATGAGCTGGCCGGCGAGCTGCAGCAGCGGCGTGTTGTGCATCTGGTCCTTCTTCTGGTCCCAAACGCCCTTCATGCCGTCCGGGTACTTCGGCTCGTACAGCTTGGGGACCTCGGGTAACTCCACGTCGCTGGGCGAGCCGCTTTCACAGACGATTGACTGCGGGTGCAGCTTGCAGAAGTCGGTCTCCTGCGGCGTAGGTTCGTTCGTCGTCGTGGTTGTCGTCGTCGTGACGGTGTTGCCGTTGTTCGTCGTGTTGTTGATCGTCGTCGAGGTGTTCGTGACGTTCGTCGTGTACTGGTTGCCGCCGTACGTGATGTTGACGGTGCTGTTGTTGGTGGTGGTGGACGTGGAGCCGTCCGGGTTCGTCGTGGTGGACGATGTGGAGCCACCAGGGACGGATGACGGACCGGTGATGGTCGGCGAGTTCACCTCGATCTCGGCACCGTTCCTGACCGCTTCCGCAGCGGCCTTGCCAATGTTCGACGTGGACGGCCAAGACGATTTGTCCGTGATCATCTTCTCCACCTCGGACTCGGCAACTTCGCTCGCGTTCGGCTTATCGGCCGGCTTGGTGGCAACGAAGGAAAACGAATAGTTGCCATTCCAACTAAACGTCATGGAGCAGCTATTGCTTCCGACACCACAACCGCTGTAGACAACGGTGTTGTACTTCTGCGGGCAGAAGAAACCCGAGCCCGCATTGGCCTTGTCCATGATCTGCGGCGCAATGTCCTGCGGCGAGCTGCCCCGAAACGTAAAAGTCTGCGTCCCGTAGCCAACACAGTGCGGAAACTGGCCCGAGGAAGTCCAGTTGCCAACGGTAAACGTCGTGCCTCCATCGGCCCCAGGCGTGGGGATGACACCGAGCTCCCGCAGCAACTCGATAGTGTTCATGAGATTGTTGTAGCCGCTCCACACCTTGAACATGCCAACAAGCGCCTTGGCCAAAGCGGACTTGACCGGTTTGGCGGTGACCTCAAGAGGAACCTCCTTACCCGGCTTACCCGGGACTGGCGCCTTAGTCGTCGTCTTGAATTCGGGCCAGCCGTCCGAAGGGTTCGTCACCGTGCCCCACCCGGGCGGGACATGCATGGTCAGCGGCGTTCCGACCGGAGGAGTTAGCGGGAGATTGCCGGTCGGAACCGGCAGGTTTGGCGTGGGCGTACCTGGGAGGTTGTTGAAAACTGAGGTGCTGTACGAGACCTGCCCCGTATTGCCGTTGACGGTGCCCGTAAGGCCCGTTGTGCGGTTGAAAGGCGCCGCGTAAGCACTGAGCGCGAGGAACGCGCAGAAGAAGGCGAGAACCCTCTTCATGACGCGGACCTCACGCCAAGCACGAAGGCAAACGCGCTCATCGCTCCGATGACTGCGATGAGCACCAGCGTGAGAACAATGAGCGCGCTGCCGGACATGGCTTAGACCTTTTTCACGGCACGCTTGCCGATGTCCACACCCTTGAAAGCGAGGCAGATGCCCAGCACGAGCACGCCGAGCGCCACGATCTTGGCGGTCGCGCCGCCCAGGTCAATGGAGTCCAGCAGGGTATCAAACGGCGAGGTGGTCTGCGCGTGCGCGGCCACCGTGGACAGCGCCAGCAGCGGCAGCACGGCGGCCTTGGCGCCCAGGTTGCGGGCCTTGGAGGTGATGATGGCGAAACGCTTGTTCATGATGATTTCCTTCGGTTGGTTGAAGCTATGCGACAGTGCACAGCCCACACGGCACCGCATGCCGTGGGAGCTGGGCACTAATCCAGCACCATCCACTCTTCCATGTCCGAGGCTTCGCCACACTCGGGACAGATGATCTTCGAGCGATCTTCATTGACGATCGAGGGGTCATGCTCCTCATCGTCCGTGAGCCAGTGCCCGCAGCTTGGGCACTCCGATCCGATCAGTTCCATTGCGCTTCCTTTCAAAGACGACGGATCAACGAAATCCCGACCGACGTGAGCCAGCCGAGCACAAACAACGAGAGGACGGAGCCGACACCGAAGGCGAAGAACTTCGCCATGGCTTGCGGCGTCAGAGCGACCATAGGGTCGGGTTGCGTGTCGGTGGTACCGGTCTGCCACGGAGCCTTCCAGCCGTCGTAGACCTCGCCGGTCATGAGGGACGGCGGGTACTTGTCGGGCAGCGGCGCGCACCAGTCGTTGACGCACGTTTGGATGGGGAAGTCCTGCCACCACTCCGTGCGTTCTTCGTCGCGGAACAGGCCGCAGGTGTCGCCGTTGAGGATCGACCAGTAGCGCGCCTGGTGGTAGGCGTTCGCCTCAGCGTCCGGCTTCCAAACCAGCAGGCCCAGGTGCGCGCAGGCCTGCATCTTGGTGCCGCCACCGACCCAGAGCTGACCACCAAGGCCCGTGACGGCATAGTTCGCGCCACGCGCGCTGAACGCCGTCCAGAGCGTCAGGATGAGGATGACGAGCACGCGCAGGACGCGGTGCCAGGGCTTCACGAACACGACGCGGTCATAGCTCATGCCGCAACCTCCGGGAGCCAGGAGAACGGGCCGTCCGGCTGCAGGCCGGTCGGGGGGTAAGTGCGGAGGCGCACAAGGCGCGTGCTGTTGCCAATGAAGTGGCGGATGCCCCACTCGCTGGGCCATATCTCGCCAGTGCGTCCATCAAGCCAGCCGCCGCCAACTGCTCGACGCCACGGGCAGGTGGCCGAAGCACGCGCCTGCACGAAACGAGGCCAACTGACCCAGCGACGACAACCGCGCCCAACATCATCCAAGCCACCAACGCCATAGACGCGCGCTCCTTTCGGGAAAGCCGAGGGACCGTCGAACTTGCTCACGTACTTCATGACGTAGCGCACCGCCGCGACGGCCTCGACGGCGTTTGTGAATCCATGCGGCCACCAGCCGCGCGTATCGAAGCGCAGCTGCTCTTTCGTGACGGTGGACGGCACCCACACCACGCAGTGGTAGTGCGGGCGCTGTTCACCAACGCGAGCGCCGGTCTTGCGAGCCTTGGTCTCCAACACCCACACGTAGCGCAGGCCCACGCGATGCGTGCGCTTCAACCACTTGCGCAGATGCGTGAGCGCTTCGCGCACCTGGGAGGGTTTCCACTCCACGTCATCCCGATAGGTGAAGGTAAGCATCCAGGCACGAGTACCAACACCCTGAGACAGGAACTTGGCTGCAACTCCGAGCTGCTTGCGCATCC